AAGCCATGTCTTGACCCAATCATGACCCGCTCAGCATAATCCAAGGTGGGTCACTTCTCGATGGAAAACCCGGGTCAGTTCCGGGTGGAAATCAACACGGCGTCGGTGTCGAGCGCATCCCCGAAGGGCGTCCGGAACACGCGCACAGATCTCGTTGCGAGGTCCCCCGAGGATATCTCGATGGCGACCCGCCCCAACCCCGCCTCAAGGGAAACCAACTCGACGTCGGGCGAGATCGCGAGATCTCCCGTATCGTTGCCAACGATGAAGAGTTCGGTTGCGGAATAGGCGCCCGGCGCTCCGGAGCGTCCATAGGCAACCGCGCGTAGCTCGATCGACTGCCCGAGTGAGTATCCCTCGACATCGACCGTGCCGGCGCTGCCCTGAATGGTCTCCGTTGTCCAGACGCCCACACCAAACGGCCGGTGATCGACCTCAAGATAGGTGACCGGAAGAAGATCGGTGGGGTCACCTCCGACCGACACACGGACCGTCCGTTGATCATCTCCATACCCCGGGAAGAGATCGAACAAGGGGTCACCATCAGCGGTCAGCGTCGATACTCCACCGAAGATCGGCGCCGAGAGCGTCAGGCCGAGAGTGATAACCTCACCGATGATCGGGTCCCAGGGATCGGGCACATAGGCATCGGTGAGCGTGTCGATTTCCTCAGCATCATTCGTGAGCGTGAGACGCACCGCAAAATCTTCGGCCGCCTCGACATCGAGGACGCGGCACGGCAGCGTCTCCAAGCCTGAAGGCCCGAACAACACGACCTGGTCGACGGAGGGGATATCATCCCCCAGAACGACCAAGGCCCGAGTGGTCCCCGGCTGCGTCATGACGGCAACCAGGCGGCTGTCGCCGATGGCATTGCCCTCATCATAGGTCAGGTACCGGAGCGCATAGGTCTCGCCCTCCCCCATCGTGACGTATTCATCGAGCACGACGAGATGATCGCGAACCGTCTTGACGCGGCCTGCAACCTGCACGGATGAGAGGGTTGGCTGCGACAGCAGCACCTTGTCCCCGCGCACCGCCGCCCGAATGGGACCCTTCTGCATCACGACGAACCGATCCCGCCGGTGAATGATCTCCAGCATGCGCCGGTAGACCTCGCGCGCCACGTCGTCGGGATGCGTCTTACCCGGCGTCTCCCATTCTTCGATGAGATTCACGTTGGTCTTGCCCGGCCACTTGATGAGGATCTCGGCATCCTCGAAATCATTGGTCTCATCGAGAAACTTGACCCGAATGGCGTCGGGAGGGTCGATATAGTCCCGCGACCCTTCGAAATCCGAACTGTTCCGGGGCGAGATGTGGTCGGCGACATGATCCTGCGGACGGTCGATCACCACGCCCCACTTCTCCCCGTCGTGCCGCGGCGATCCGCGACCGGCGCCGGCGATCATCGCGAGCAATTCGCGCAGGCTGCTCTGGGAACGATGGTCCGCGTCATAGGTGAGCCCCTTGCTGTCGCAGAATTCCCAGAAGTCGGCCATCTGGTCCCAGTCGATGCCATCGTTCGCAACCGGGAAGGGGTGGTGGCTTCCCTGAAGGGCGTAGACGTATTGAGACGCGGCGTTGCGCGAGAGCCCGTCCGCCCACGTCTCTCCATCCCAGACCGGCACGTAGCGCTGCACCAGGGCGTTCAGGTTGTCGAGCGTCCCGTTGAGCTGGAAGCTCGCCTTGATGCGCACGGAGGCGAGCGCGACGGGCTTGTCGAAGTTGATCGGATACTCCGGACGGATGGACTGAACACCCGCGAGGAGGACCTTGTTCTGGCGCTTCGTGCCGCTATCCCCCGCGGTGAGGTTCGTCACCTCGATTTCCCAGGTCCCGCGAGTCGGGAGCGTCCAAGAATACTGCTGGAAGAACGACTCGCGCTGGCGCTTGCGATACTGGATCGTCGCGACATCGCTCCACGTCTCGGTGCCAGCTTCCCGCTGGCGAACTCGAAGTTGCACCGAGCTCCACCCGATGCTGCCCTCCTCATCGCTTTTCTGGTAGTAGAGACCGTTCGGCCAATGGAGCACCAGAGAGGCCTGCGTCGAATGCGAGGCCGTGGTGTAGACATGCGGCTGCTCTTCGTCTGTGCCGCCCTCCACCTCGTTGCCCGCGCTGTCCAGCTCCGGCTGCGGGTTCAGCAGCTCGACCTGCACCGACTCCTCGAGCACCTGATCCGGCGTGATGGTCACCGGATCGTCGCCCTCGGCGCCCTCGCGGATCTGGATGTCGACGCCATCGAACTCATCGATCGGCGTGTCGCCAATCCGGATATCCGAGATGTCGAGCCGCCCGTATCCGAACAGGAACAGAGCCCGGATGTACTGGTCATCTCCGATGACCTCGGTATAGGGCTGCGCGGCGTAGACCGGTGCGACGCGGATCCTCCCCAGCGGAAGCGGCACCGGCTCATCCGGCGTTGCCTCGTTCTGCCAGCCGGTGATCTTGTACCGGCTCTTCGCCGTCTGGTTCTTCGGCGACTGAGGCTGCGGCATCAGTGAGTTGAGGGCCGCCCCGATCAGCCCTACCGTCGCCACGGCAGTCGCCACGAAGATCGCGTTGAGACCAAAGGCGCCGAGCGAGATGCCGGTCGCGAGGTAGTAGGCGGTCCCGATATAGCTGGAGACCGCCGTGGCGATGGACAGCGGATCACCCTCGACGACGCGGATAATCACTGTGGTTCCGGGGTGCGGGCGCACCCTGCCCCACCAGGCTTGCGGGATTATCTGGAACTGCCCCTTGTGGCTGATTGCGACACGGGTCCGCGCCAGAACGGCTTCCGAGGCGCCCGGCAGCTGCGCTGCGACGATCTCCGCGACGGTCACCGTCGCCTCAAGCTCGAACGGTTTCCGCGCCTCAGGGCACACCCCGCGCGTCATCAGGACTCTTACGCTCAAAGCAGGGCCTCATGTCGATAGGCGCCCGAGAACCGGTCACGCCACATTGGGTCGTTGCGCGGCACGATCACCGAGCTGGATCTCGCGTGAACGTGCAGCATGCGTGTTCTGTCGACCGCTACAGCGACGTGGCAGTCATGGCGCCCTACCCGGAAGACGAGCGCGTCGTAGGTCTGGATATCCCCAACAGCCTGCCACGGGCCGGCATCGGTCTCCCCTGCCACGAGCGCGCCAAGGCGGGCATGTTCCGCGCAGCTGGCATATGCGCCAGCGAAGCTCGGCAGGTCGACTGAAAGCATTTCGGCGTAGACCAGGCGGAGAAGGCCGTAACAGTCGACCCCGGCACGATCCCGTCCGAGGTCGACGTGCGGGATGCCGACGAAATCGGAGAAGGTCACCCGACCGCGATCCGTCCTGGCGCGAGGATGATCTCGACGTCATGATCATTCGGCAGGTCCAGCCGGCCGAGTACGATCGGGCTGCACGAGAACCTGAACACCGCACGGACGTACTGGGCGTCGTCCACGATATCGACGTAGCGCCGCATATCCCCGTCAATCACCGGAACAACCCCGGGAACCGCTGCTTGCCAATGATGTCCATCGGAACCCCCTCCTCTTCGATCGGCTTTCTGCTGGCCTCGATGATCACCTGCGAGCCGTAGCTCGCGGTGGTGACTTCAAGCCCGAGGAACTGCTGTTCGGGCGTGTTCGGGTCGGAGGCCATGGCCAGCGCGAAGTTGGCGGTCGCCCGCGTCGCGAAGCTCCTCAGAAGCTCCGGCATGCCCGCGTCCAGAAGGTCGATGGTCAGCCGAATGGCGGCCGGCACGTCCTCCTGATCGCTGGGCAGCTCAAGCGCCGCCGAAACGAACTGCCAATATTCGGTCGCGGGATCTGCCCCGCGCCAGCTCGAACGCGTCGCATAGATGACGGGCTCATTCGACACCCTCTCCGCCGGATCGGTGGCAAGTCGGAGCGGGGTCTCCATGTCGGGGTGCGTGAACTCCATCAGCACCACGAAGTCATCATCCGTGTAGGGCGCATCGATGCTCTTGCGAGCATTGAGGGACAGGGAACGGGTCATGGCAGCTCGATCACCTCGAAGGAGACATCGCGCTCCAGCAGCTTCACATTGCTTTGGGTCGGTGTCTCATCGCCCCAGGCCACCAGCATGATCTTGGAACAGAGTAGCGGGACTCCGTTCTCATCCAGAAGTTGCGCGCCTGTCTCCGTGAGCAGAGGGATGCCATCAACCATGTAGTCTGGCATCCAGAACGGCAGCGAGCCTTCGGCGCAGGTGTCGACGTAGAACCGCTCGAACACCGCCGCCCGCAGCGCCGTCAGGCGAAACGTCAGCGCGATGGTCCGCCCGACCGCCGAGAACCGCCGCGACCGACCTGGCGGGCCAGCATCGAAGGTCGTCTTCCGGCGAGCGTCGAAGCGTTGCGACCGATATGATGTGCGTTGCGGATATGGCATCTCCGCGGGCCAGCTCGGAACAGTCATCGGCGCGGAAACTGCTGCTGGAATCCGCCGCGCCGCAGGTACTTGTCTGCAGAGCCGCCACGCCGCTGCATGCCCCGCGTCACCGCGTCCGAGATCTCATAATCGACGAACCGCTGGCCGTTTCGAGTGCCGGATTTGGTCTCGATATCGACGCCGCCGCCCGACCTGTCGATGAAGTTGAAGACCGGAGCCTCCATCGCTTTCCCGCCGGAACCGCCCGACCCGGAGTACAGGCTGCCGCCATCCGCGTATTTAGGGATACGGCGGTTGCGGATGTCCTCCATGAAGTCGAGCCCGTAGAAATCAACCGCTGACGCAGGCTGCATGAACTCTCCCTTGGAACCCCAGAACAGCATGTTGTCCTGACGCTTGCCGCCCGTGCCCCGAAGCATCCCGGCTGCACGCTGCGCCGCGGCCAGATTGCCACCGCCGGCCAATGCCGGCATGGCGCCTCCATCCGCACGCCGCCCGAGTCCGAGAAGCGACCCGACGATGTTGCCGCCCCCGAGGCCCATCCCGGAAAACATCCCCTGCATCAGCGTGGCCAGGTACTCCCACACCGGGTCGAATGCGAGCGACCAGAGCTTGTCGAGGATCATCTGCGTGAGATCGTTCCAGAACCCCTCGATGCCGTCTCCGCCGGGCTTGAGGTTGTCGAACAGCCCCTCGATCGTCCCCTTGTAGTCCTCGAGCTCGGCCGCCAGCTCCTCGGCCTTCTTTTTCTCTGTGTCTTTGCGCTTCGTATCGCGATCCTGCGCCGCCACGAGCCGCGCGTAGTTCGCGGCCTGCTCATCGATCACCTGCGCCAGAGTTCGCCCATCCTCGGCCAAGGTCTTCTGCGGATCGATGCCCTGCTCCCGGGCCCGCTTGAGCGCCTCGTACTGGAAGGTCAGGCGCGCCTGCTCCTCAACGGAGCGCCCGGAGAGATCAGCCTCGAGGCGGAGCTGCTCCAGCATGTCCTCCCCCACGGCGACCACCTGTGCCAGAGCGTCCGCACGCTCGCGCGCGGTCTCGGCAGACGCCTTCGCCCGATCGCCCGCGCCAATGTCGTAGGCGCCGAGGATGTCTCCATTCGAAACCCTGTTGAGCCCCTGCCATTCTGCCCTCAATCCGGAGGCGTTCCGACCGCGGCCCTCGATCAGGATGTCGGCCATTTGGTCCTGCAGGTCGGCCGAAAACAGTTCTGACCCGGACAGACCCATCTGAGCCATGAGCCCACGCAGTGTCTTCGACACGATCTGATATCGGCCGACCGCCGAGGACCCCGTCCCGTTGCCGTAGGCTGCGCGATTGGCAGGGTCTGCGAGCATCTTCGCCTGCAGGGCAAGCACCTCATCGAGTGTCATCGCGACCAGGTTGACGTCGCCGCCCGTCCACCGCCCGTAGTCGAGAGTCTCGTTGTAGCCGCGCCCCTTGTCGGTGCCCTCGGCATAGCCGATCAGGTCGCGCAGCCCTTTCTTGGCCGCGTCTGCCGCCCCAGCCCGGAACTCGACGTTCTCCCAGGCCGCGACCGTTTCCGGGCGGCGGCTGTTCTGGTACTGACTGTAAACCCGGCTGAGACGCTCCACCTCGCCTGCGGCCATGCGTGCGCTCTCCGCAGTCTCGTCGAATGGCCGGAGGTTTTGAACATCCAGCATCTGGGTCTCGACGTCGGCCACACGCTCCTGAAGGCTGACGTGCGCGGCTTCCGCATCGGCCAACCCCTTAAGGTTCGTGCGGAATCCCTCCTCCTGCTCCGATCGCGCCAGACGGCCAGCGACCACGGCCTCATCCATCGCCTGGAGCAGCGCCTCGTACCCGCGCCGCAACCGGACTTCCGATCCCCCTGCCGCACGGATCGACGCCAGCTCATCTCCAAACAGGCCCGATGCTTCGGCGAGCTTTTGCATCCTGTCGAGCGCGGCGTTCTCCCCGAGCGTCTCACCAGAGCCGAGAATGGAGCGAAGCGCTTCGGCAGCCTCGCTGATACCCGGCCCGATCGCCTGAACCTTCGCAAAGGCCTCCGCAAAGGTCGTGGCCGAGATTTCCATGTTGGCCGCCTGCTCGGCCATTGCGGCCAGCTCGGTCACGTAGCGGTTCGTCGGTGCACCCGGGTCAGGCCGGCCGGTACGAGGGTTGGTCCGGAACAGCATCCGGTAGCGCGTCGCGAAGTCATCGAAGCCGTCCCGGTCGAACAGCTCCCCGCTCATACGCTCGCGCGCCTCTTTCAGAGTGCGTTCGGCATCGGTCAGCGCCTGCACGAGGCCTGCTTTCGACTGCTCAAGCATTTGACGCGTCGTCTCCGACACCTCCCCTCCGAGACTTGCCTGCTCCTCGGCCGCACGCTTGGACGCCGCCTGATACGCGTCCAACGCGTCGCTCGCCTTGAGCGCTGCGGCTTCGGCACGCTCGACCGCATCGGCAGCAGCGTCGGTATCGACGCCGAGCGCGAGAAGCGAAGCCGTGGTGACCGCAAGCGAAAGCGGCCCCCCGAGCACGCCGGTCAGGAAGCGCAGGCCAACACCGAGGCGCATTATGCCGCCTGTCGCCCGGGTCGCGGCCGTACCGACGCCGGTGGTGGCGGCTGCGATCTCGATCAGGGCTGCGCGCATCGCGACACCCTTGGCGATTGCCAGCGTCATGCCCTTGCCGACCAGATACACCGCCAACATCTGCGCAACACGTTCGGCGACTTCCTCGACCTGTTCGAAGTTCTCTGTCAGGAAGCGCAACGCCTCGGTCAGCCGCCTCACGAAGCTCTCGGCCACGTCGAGACCGCCGTTCTGCGCGGCTTCGAGCTGCAGCGCCTCCCAGGCGGCCGCAACCTCCTTGAGGGCGCCGTCGAGTCCGCGCATCCGCACCTCGGCCTGTTCCTGCGCCGAAACCCGACCGATCGCTTCCGCAAGCTCGCGGAACCCTGCGGCCCCCGTCTGCGCCAGCGCCGCCGCCGTCCGGACGGCATCGGTCCCGAAGACCGTCTTGAGCGCCTCGTTGCGAGCCTAGGCGCGCGCCGAGGTGCGCGACGAGGTGCGTACGTAGGTGCGTGCGTAGGTGCGTGCCTAGG